TGTGAAAGCAGCAAAACTTGGATACATACCAAGTGGCTGACCACAAGTCCATTGAATTATTTCTTGAGAAGGTAATTTCCATTGACCACGACAAAGATCAGCCCAAAGGTTGATATAGTCATGATCAGTGTCAATTAAAATGGAACGGACACATGCTAATTGGATTTCTAAAGGAAAGAAATCCGTAGCAGAGGATAAGTCTATAGAATAGACTTTTGTGCCTTTTTCAAGGGCACAACGGATGGGTTCTAAGGCAGCAGATTGATCATGGGTACAATCCCACGGCATTCTTCTTGCAATCTGGTACAGTTTATCCCCAAATGGTTTTAAAACCATTTGAAATAAACGAAAAGGAGAAGCAACGCTTCTCAATTTAAAACCAGGTTCTTGAATAAATGCTACATTTCCAACTCTAATATCAGGATTAAAACCTTCGTGATATGTTAAAGAGTCAAGATAAATCTTTCGATTATCTAAACCTTTAATAACACTAGAGAATAATCTAGGATATTTAGAGTAAAGATGCAAACCACCATCAGTATTAAATATTTGCAAATCTTGCAAAATATTACAATTCTGATATGTACTAGGTTGACCAAATAGCATAGGAGACCTCTTAACAGAGGAACCTTCATAAGCTAGTATGGAATCTGGTAAAGGTAAAGCATCTTTTGAGGCAAATCTCTTTGCTTCAATAGAAATGTTCTCTATTAATGAACCATTAATAGAAGATGGTGGGGCTGTTACACCAGAGATAAACTTTTTTAACTGTTTATCAGTAATTTTTGATGATACCCAAGTGGTATACATCATAAATACTTGAATACAGATTTTAAAGTTCTTCTCCGATTTATCTGCCCAACGGAATAAACCACCGATAGGACCGGCTATATCATTATGACGATTCTTACGAATCCAAGTCAAATTTGATAAACCAGCCTTTCGGCGGAATAGATCAACTTTAAGACTCTTAAGTCTTGAAATTGTCCATTCAATTCCGTTGTGAGTTTCCCAATGCTTTATTAAATCCATAAGTGGATTAATATAGCAAGAAGGAACTCCTAACACTATAAGTCGGTATCGTAACCTCTCCTGATCTCGTCCATTAATAATGGGCATTTCTGTTCTCCTAAATTTAGGATTCATGAAAAGATCAAGAAGGAGACGATCCTTCTATTAGTCTCAGTCTGAATCACTCAGATTGGAACATAGTCGAAAGGATTTATATAGAACTTTTAGAGAGTATTGCAGGACGCTCATATTGAGTATCTTTCCTTGCAGTCCTCAAAAAGTTGAGTATGACATGAGAAGGAATTAAATTCTTCTTAGTCTTACTCTCCTCAACAATGAGTTCAATCTCCAGTAACATTTTATTCCATTGTAAATTAATGTCGTTTGACATCTTTTTACGTTCAGATTCGATGAGGTCAGCCTTTTCTTGATCTAGTTTTGAGCTAAGCTCCCCTAGTATTAAGAAATTCCTGATTTCCTCCTTTACTTTCTTTACAGAAGGTAAATCTGAAGGAAGTCTTGTTAGTTTTGATTGTAACTCATGGATTGTTAATAAAGTATTAACTTCATTAACAAGTCTGGAGACTGTAGGATTGATATTATTCTCGACATGAGAAGAACTATCAATACCTCTATTACGTTTCATATATATATCCTCCTTTCTGTTCTCAGTCCTTA